CATACATACTACGTATGTAACACACACGCAGGCGATAACCTGTCAACCAGCAAACTATCCAGACCCTCCAACTTGCCTGCAAACCATGCAGAAACCCTCACGCACACGCGATCACACACCGCGCGCGCCGCGCACGTATGTATGCAAGAAAATCAACCGATGTATACAAAGCCAAGATAAATGCATGCATACGGGGCGAATGACGGATTAGGTGATTGGGGGTAATGCGCGAAATCACTTCTATTGACGCCCGCACTTGCGTACATGCGTGCGATAAAACCATTTGCTTAGTCAGTGAGCGCTGCGCACGCAGGTCGCATGAATGCTCATATTTACAGTCATGCAAATTATGTATGGGGCATAATGGTCATTATGTCAACTAGTGAGGCTGCCGAGCCCCGGGTGATCGCTGCGAGCTGCAGCCTGGCGTGCGTGGCTGGCTTGCTTATGAGTGGTGTGAATATCAACCTGCCGGACTGACTTGCAAACCGATTAACTGCCCGCCATTCCTGGAATAAGGACGTACGTATTTGATGGGGAGGGGCAAATCGCAGGGACTGCGGATTGAGGTCAGGCCCCTTCCCACAATTTGCACCGTCAGCTGGCAGATGGTTTTGCCGCATTGCTTGCTGGTTGGGAGTGCTGTAGGATTTGCCTGCGGTCGGGTGATCGCGCAGGTAGGAGGTACAGACAGATGACGTATCGCATCACGACCGGCACGAAGATGTTTTTCCTGGCGTGCCGGCTTGCTAGGTTTCTGCGGGAGCAGGGGCACGAAGTGACGGTGGACACGGATTATGAAAAGGTGGAGGCTGAACTGAAACTGGAGTCGGTCGCATGACCCGCTCCGAAGTCGAGTCCTTGATGCACCGTGCAGCCGAGCTGCAAAACGAGGTTGAGTGCTTACGGGAGGCGTGCGAGGCTGGCGGGATGCCGGTGGAATTGGAGGCGCATGCGCACCGGGTTGGTTTGATTGCTGGCTGGCTGACGCTGTGGGCGGTCGAGAGGTACGCGGAGACGGTGAGCCACGGGGTGGGCGCATGAGTTTGCTGACCGTAGCGGATCTGCGTCGCATGAGCACTCGCTCAGAAGCCGATTTGTGCTGGCACTGGAAGGGAGCGTGTGCGAAGGATGGGACGCCGCGCATGTGGACGTTGGATTACGACCGAGGGGAGAAGCGGTCGATGAGTGGGCCGAAGGGGGTTTTTTACATTGCGTTCAGAGGTTGTTTGGGTGGCCGGCTGGCGTACAGGGCGTGTTTCTGTACGGACTGTGTGAACCCGGATCACATCCGGACGGCTGGTAGTAAGGCTGAGATTGGCGCGGCGCTTGCTGCAACGGGAGTGCGGGTTGGCAAGGCGGTGGAGCAGCGCAGGCGGAATATTGCGTGTGCGCATGCGGTGACGGGGTGCGTGCCGACTGATGAGCGTGTGGTCAGGGCGATTCGGTCGGCGCCGCAGACAGTGACGGGCCTGGCGCTGGCGGCGGAGTACGGGGTATCGAAGCAGACGGTGAGTCGGATTCGGCGGGGGTTGTCGCATAGGCATTTGGTCGTGGTAACAGGAGACCAGCATGGACGAGCAAACATTCATCCGCCTGTATTTCAGGCTGAGGTTGCTGGGGTGGGAGCCGGCATTGGCGTGGCGGCAGGCGATGGTGTGTCAGCAGTGGGATAGGGTTGACTCAGAGGGTGGGAGCCGGTAGAGTCAACTCTGAGAGCACCCAAGCTGGCGGGATCGGTAACGACCGCGACGCGCAGCATCTCCCTCCCGCCGCCTCCTGCGCGGCCTCAACACCTTGGGGGTTCTCAACTAACCACGTGGAAGCCGTCTGCATCTTCTACAGATGACTGACGCCGGAAGGCAACCGGCAGCTTTTCGCGGCGTTGGCAGAGTGGTCGATTGCGCTTGCCTTCCAAGCAAGTAACCTGGGTTCGTGAGTTCGAATCTCACACGCCGCTCCAGAACCGTTCGACGACGGTATTGCTCTTTTGTCTTTTCTGAGGTTTAGAGGAACGCCCGGCTAATCCCCGGGCGTTTTAATTTGTGCGCGTTATACTCGCGCGCATGGCTGATATCACGGATATCTTGCTGGGAGATGAGCCGGTTATTCCGAAGGAGGAATACGCTGGTCAGCCTCTAGCCGAGCGAGTAGCGCTGCTTCCGACCGAATCCGAAGCAGAACTCGTTGACGACCTGGCGAAATTTCTGACGGCGGCACAGGTTCAGGCGCTGGCGCGGGATTATTTTCTGACCGGGAATCTAGCGGAATCGGCAAGAAGGCATAGGGTTCGGTATCCGGTTGCATTGCGGGCCTCCAAGGAAACGCTCTTTGATGAAGAGCTGGTCACGTTAGAACGGGAACATAAGATCCGGCAAAAGGCGCGCCTGGACGGGTTGCTGGACAAGACGCTGACGAAACTGGAGTCACGTCTAGAGAATGGCGACGAGAAGGCGACCAAGGACGGGACTGTCACGGTCGAGGTATCGGCTCGTGACTTGGCAGCGATTGCGGCAATTCTGACCGGCCATCGGGAAAAGTTGGACGAGGCGACCAAACCGGTTGTTGGTGTGGCGCGCGGCAAGATCGAGTCTCTGGCCGATCAGTTGAGAGCCAAGGCTGCCGCTAGCGCTACGGATGCGACGGTCATTCCTCTAAAGCAGGTTTCCAATGGGGCGTAAGAGAAAACCTGTCCTGCCGTCAGGCTTGCCAACGGACGCGGCGAACCAGGCTCCGAAGGTCGAGTTGGATGCCAGTCTGATTGAGGGTTTCGCCCGCGAGTATCTGTGGGACACGTTTGATGATCCGGCAGAGACGCCCGAGTTTCACCGGGACGTATGGCGGCTGTGGTGCCTGCAGCATCCCCAGGTGGCCGATGCTGCCCCTCGTGGGCACGCCAAGACGACCGGCTGCACGGTGACTTACACACTAGCAGCGCTGCTGTTTGGGGCGAACGATTACGTATTGATCGTATCGTCGACCGAGGCAATGGCTGCCGGTATCCTGGCGATGATCAAGTTTCAGCTCCAGGAAAACGAGCGCCTGATTGCCGACTTTGAAGTTCACGGGATGACCAAGGACAACGACACGACCTTCGAGGCACATATCGGCACGCGCGTTGTCAAAGTGATCGTCAAGGGGGCGGAGCAAAAACTCCGAGGTCTAAATTGGCGTAACAAGCGACCGAACCTCATCATCGTGGATGACATGGAGGATGACGAGGCGGTTGAGAATCCTGACCGGCGGAAAAAACTCCGCGACTGGTTCGATAACGCCCTGTTGCCGGTTGGTTCGCGTAAGTCGAAGATGCGTGTTCATGGCACGATCATGCATGAGGACTCCCTGCTTAACCGTCTCCTGAAGGATTCGGAATGGAAGTCCAAGCGTTACTCAGCGCACCGGGACTTTGATGATTTTTCTGCGATCCTGTGGCCCGAAGCTTGGACAGAAGAGCGGCTGCGTAGCAAGCGGCAGCACTACATCAACCAAGGCAACCCGCATGGTTATGCGCGGGAGTACCTTAACCGAGCCATTGTTGACTCCGAAGCATTTTTCCGGGCTGACGATTTCATTGAGATTCCAGAAGAGGAATTGAGCCAGCCCCGGGTTTATTACGGGTCGGTCGACATTGCTGTTTCCGAGAGCGCCCAGGCCGATAACTCGTCATTCCTCATCGGCGGCGTCACCGAAGACAGCTACATTGATATCATGGACAACGAGGTTGGCAGGTTTGACCCGTTGCGCTTGATAAACACGTGGTTTGCGATGCATGAGCGCTGGCAGCCTAGGTTCTGGGTTGTTGAAACAGGCGTCATCGAAAAAGTCATCGGGCCTTTTTTGCACCAAGAGATGAGGCGTAGAAACGTATTCTTTGATCTGGTCACTAAAGTGCCAACGAAGAATAAACAGTCGCGCGCCAAGAGTATTCAGGGCAGAATGCGCGCTAAATCCGTGCGTTTCGACAAATCCGGGGATTGGTATCCGGCGCTGGAAGTAGAATGCCAAACGTTTCCGCGCGGCGTTCATGATGACCGGGTGGACTCTTTGAGTTTGCTGGGCCTGGCGCTGGAAGACCTGACGGAATACGACGAGTTGGATATTGAAGAGGAATACGAACTCGAAGCGGCTGCGGTAATTGGCCGGGCGCGGGGGAGTTACCCGAAGAACGGTTACTGAGTTTGGAGTGCGACCATGAAGTCTCTGAAAAAGCCGATGCCCAACAAGCAGATGCCGCCGAAGAAGCCTGATCCGGTACGCCAGCGGTACGCGATGGGGCTGCCGAAGAAAAAGGGTTGACGTGCGCTTTGTCCTGCAGCCCAAGGCGCAAGCCAATACGCGGACATACACGGTCGACTTCTCGCCGTTCGTCCCGGTTGGCTACTCGCTGGCATCGGCCACGGGAACATGCGCGGTCTACAGCGGGACTGATCCGAGCGCAGGATCAATGATTTCAAACGTGGCGGTCGACTCCACTGGGTACAACGTGACGTTCCAATTGAGTAACGGCGTAGACGGCGTTCTGTATACGGTCAGCATCACGGGAGTGTTTGCATCAGGCTCGCCGTACACCGGGACGACAGTGACGCAAACCGCATATCTGGCCGTGGCGGAGAACCAATGATGGAACTGGAACGCCACCTGAAGCTGGACAAAGAAGCGTGTGATTCACCCAATCTGTGCGACCGCTTCTCGGACAAAGACCTCCAGACCATCGGTGGCGTTGTCTTCGATGGCTATAAGTACGACAAGCAATCGCGCCGCTCATGGGAGCAGCGAGTCCAGGCAGCGCTAGACTTGGCGCTCCAACTCCAGGAGGACAAGACGTTTCCCTGGCCTGGCGCTGCGAACGTCAAATTCCCTCTCGTCACGATTGCGGCCCTGCAGTGGCACGCGCGAGCTTATCCGGCGCTGGTTCCGTCCAACAACGTGGTTCAGATGCGGGTCGTTGGCGCAGACCCGGACGGGAAGCGACTGCAAAAGGCACTGAGAGTGGGCAACTTCATGAGTTACCAACTCATGGAAGAGTCGGCCGACTGGGAAGCCGAACATGACCGCGCGTTGTTGGCGATTCCAATTGTCGGATGCGCGTTCAAGAAAACATACCGGGATGGCGTTCGCGGTGAGAACCGCTCGGATATGGTCAGCGCCCGTGACCTGTATATCAACTACTGGGCCAAATCGGTAGAGGATTGTCCGCGCAAGACGCATCGAATTCCGATGCAGAAAAACGAGATGTATTCGCGGATGGCGGGTGGCATCTATCGTGATTGCCGTGAGGAAGCGTGGTACCAGTCTGGCGCTCAGATGCTCAACGAGAAGCATCGGGAGAACCAGCGTACCGGAATGCAACCAGTCAGTGCGGACGATGACACGGTGCCGTATTGGACACTTGAGCAGCATGTGCGCATGGATCTGGACGGCGACGGATACGACGAGCCGTACATCATCACGATTGACGAAGCCTCCCAAACCACACTGCGCATCGTCACAGCGTTTGACTTTGAGGATATCAAGCGACTTGGCACCGGCAAGAACGCCGAGATTGTCGAGATCCCTGCGACCGAGTATTTCACCAAGTACGGTTTCATTCCGTCGCCTGACGGTGGGATTTACGATGTTGGTTTTGGCCTGATCCTTGGCCCGATTAACGAATCGGTCTCTTCGATCATCAACCAACTGATTGACGCTGGCACGATGCAAGTGAAGTCCGGGGGCTTCCTCGGACGCGGCGCGAAGATCAAGGGCGGAAATCAGAACTTCAACCCGTTCCAGTGGAATCCGGTTGATTCGACCGGCGACGACCTGCAAAAGTCGATCATGCCGCTCCCAGTTCGAGAGCCGTCCTCCACGATGTTCCAATTGCTGGGGCTGCTGATCGATTACACGAATCGAATTGCCGGCGCCACGGACATCATGGTTGGCGAGAACCCGGGCCAGAATACCCCGGCGCAGACTTCTCAGACGATGGTGGAGCAGGGTTCGAAGATCAATGCGGCGATCTTCAAGCGTACTTGGCGCTCGATGAAAGAAGAGTTCCAGAAGTTCTACCGCCTGAACAAACGGCATGTTCCCGCTGAAGAAATGCAGTATGGAGAGCAGGCCGGCGTGATCCAGGCGAGCGACTTCAACGACCCCGACAAGTTCATTTGCCCTGCGGCTGATCCTAATCTAGTTTCGGATACTGCTGCAGTGCAACAGGCTGGTCTGCTATTGCAACGGGTTCCGACCGGCGGGTATGACCCTGATGCGGTGGAAGTCCGATTCCTCCAGGCCCTTCGCGTAAAGGACTGGCAGCAAGTATTCCTTGGCCGCCAGAAGATTCCGCCTCCCCCGAATCCGAAGATCGCTGTTGAGCAACTCAGGCAAGGCGGTCACGACCGACGTGACCAGGCCAAGCTCAAGCAGATGTTGCTCGAACGGATCGCCGACAACGCCAAGGAACAGGCAGAAATCACGCTTCTGGAAGCGCAAGCCGAACAGATCGTCCACGCTATTGGCGCAGATGCTGCAGCGGCGGATATTGATCGATTCGAGGCGCTTTTAGGCGCAGCCAATGACATGCACAAGACGCGGCAGGGTTACCTGCAGCTCCTGCAAGATCAGATGGCACTCAGTCAGCAACAACAGCAAGCCGGGGCGACAGGGGCTCCGGCGAGCTGATATTTAGAAAGGTCGGTATGAAGGAAGAACTGACCGCCGAGCTTTATGGCTCTTGGCGGCAACACCCCGTTACGCAAGCTCTTTTCGCTGTCATGGCGCAAGAGATTGAGGACATCAAGGAAACTTGGCTTAGAGATAACTTCTCCGGAGAAATCGAACAAGCCAGGGAGAGAGAAAGGGCGCAGATTTATCGGGCGCTCATCAGTCAAACCGCAGAAGAGTTTCTGCAATCAGTAGGAGAAAGCGAGTGAGCGAACCTTACATGCACAACTTCGACGCGAGTCGAAACACGAGCGGACTCAAGCCCGTTGGCCGGGCTCTGCTGGTCGAACTCTATTCGGTACCCACGCATTCGGGGCCGATCGAACTGCCGCCTGACGTGGTGCAGAAAAACCAACTGGCCCAGCAAAAGGCTGTTGTCGTTGCCTGCGGCCCGTTTGCGTACGGCAGCGAACCCGTGCCGCGCTGCGTGCCTGGCGATCACATCATCTTCGGCAAGTATGCTGGCTATCAGACTACTGGGCCGTCGGACGGTAAGGCGTACCGTCTGATCGAAGACAACGCCGTTTTTTGCGTCATGGTGGATCACCAGGAAACCTCGGGGCAGGTTTTCAAGGACGAGCGGGAGGAATAAGAGATGGCCGATCTAGATACCGACACCGGCACCGACACTGGCGCCAGAGACTTCGAAGTCGAAGCCCGCGCCGAAGGCTGGCGCCCGCTGGAGCAGTACAAGGGCGATCCGGCCAAGTGGGTGGACGCAGAGGAATTCGTCAAGCGCGGCGAAAACATCCTGCCCATCGTCAAGGCTCAGAATAGCAAGCTCAAAGCGGAGATTGAGGGGCAAAAGCGCACCCTCACGGAAATGCGCGCCGCCATGGACGAGTTTAAGCTATTCCATGAAGAGACGGCGGCAAAGCTGAAAAAGGACGCAAAGGAGGCGTACGCCAAGGCCGAAGCCGACCTCAAGGCGGCTCGCGCACAGGCCCGCCGCGATGGCGATGACGAGAAGGTCGACGAGATTAACGACGCTATTGCGGATCTGAAGGCTGAGGCCAAGGACGCGGAGAACAAGGCCACTCAGGCCGCTCCGACCAATAAGTCCAACGCGGATATTTCCAAGACGCCGGAGTTCCAGCAATGGGCCAAGGAAAACTCTTGGTTTGGTGGCGAGGGCAAGGAAAACGAGCGCCGGTCGCGGCTTGCGGTGGCGGTTGGTCAGGAAATCCGAGCACGCAATCCAGGGATCGGCATTGCCGAGTTCCTTGAGCAAGTGACCGAAGAAGTCAACGAGACATTCGGTGCTCCAGCGTCTGGCAAACGCGAACCCGCCTCCAAGGTCGAAGGCTCGCGCCGGGGTACCGGTGGTGGCAATGGCCAGAGTTATGCCGACATGCCGGCCGACGCCCGTGCAGAGTGCGACAAGGACGCCAAGCGTTTTGTCGGCCCGAACAAACTGTATAAGACCGAGAAAGAGTGGCAATCCAAGTTTGCCAAGCTCTATTTCAGCCAGGAGTAAGAAATGACCCGCGAATATATCCGCCGAACCACGTCGCCAGTGGAAATGCCTGTTGCTGGAGCAACCATTGAGGCGACCAATCCGGCCAATAACTTGGCTGAACGTCAAGAAAATACGACCGCGCGTCGCCGCCGGATCCCGATGACGATGGCAACTCGGAAGCTGGAAGTACCGGAAATCCCTGGTTTCTATCTCCATTGGGTTAATGGCGAACCTGATCGTGTTGCACGCGCGATTAATGCCGGTTATGATTTCGTACAGAAAGACGAATTGCCGGGTTATTCCCTGGAACTTGGCGACAAGACAGGTATTGGTGGTGATGCGGATATGGGGGATCGAATCTCCCAAATTGCCGGCGGAACTGCTACTGACGGGCAGGCCCTGCGCCTGTATCTGATGAAGCTTCCGATGGAATTCCGCGAAGAGGATCTGAAGTCGCGCGACGAAGAAGCCGAAAAGGTGATTCAAGCGCTGTACAACGATCCCAATGCCCACGGAGTTAGCGGACAGGACAATGATAGGCGTTACGTCTCCGAGATGAGCGCCAAACGTGGTCGTGCTCGACAACCGCAGTCTCAGTCGTACAACGCGCTTGAGGCTTTCCGTAAGAAGCGCTGACCTTTAGTCGGTTTCCCGGAAGGCTGATGGCCAAACCGGGAAACCACTATGGCAAACGTCAATCAACCTTCGGGTCTTTCGCCCGTAGGCCACCTGATGGGTATTGATTGGTCTCAGAAGACCCAACGGTACTACATCCCCTCTTCGGATAGCAACGCTTACGCGATTGGCGATCCGGTCGTCCTCGCTGGCTCTGCTGACGCCAACGGCGTCCCCAGCATCACCCTCGCTACCGCAGGTACCGGTAACGCCATTACCGGCGTGATCGTCGGCATGGGCGGCCCCAACTACGGTGGCGTCTCGGCGGATACCGCCAACCTCAACATCATCGTCATTCCGGCGACCAAGCCGAAGGCGTATTACGTCGAAGTCGTGGTTGATCCGTACGTGCTGTTCGAGGTTCAAGACGATGGCTCGGCCACCCTGGCTGCGGGCGATGTCTCCAGCAACTACAACTTGGTTTCTGGCACGAACAACGGCTACGTGTCTGGTTGGCAGCTCGCGGCGAACTCGTCCAACACGGGCAACACCCGCCAAGTTCAGATTCTGCAACTCTCGCAGAAGCCGAACAACGTTCTTGGCGTCAACGCGAAGTGGATCGTCCGCATCGTGAATCACAGCTTCCTGCCCGGCACCACCGGCGTCTGATAAGGAGTCACGAAAATGGCTGGCGTAATTACCACTGGTTCCCATCCGAAACTGCTCTGGCCCGGCGTCCACGAGACGTGGGGTCAGGTGATGAACGAGGGAACGTACCACAAGGAACACGAAGACCTGTACGAGATCGAAGACTCGGACATGGCCTACGAGCAGGACGTGGAACTGACCGGCTTCGGTCTGGCCCCGATCAAGCCCGAAACGGCCGGTACTGCGTACGACTCGGAAATCCAAGGTCAGATCACGACGTACAACCACATCGCGTATGCGCTGGGTTACATCGTGTCTCACGAGGAAATCAAGGACAACCTGTACAAGAAGGTTGCCACGGCGCGCGCGAAGGCAAACGCTTTCTCGATGCGCGAAACCGTCGAAGTCCTCGCGGCGTTCCCGTACAACAACGCGTTTACGACGACGAACTTCACCACGGGCGACGGTCAGTCGCTCATCTCGACGGCTCACGTCAACCCGCTGGGCGGCACGTTCTCCAACGCGCTTTCCCCCTCGGCTGACCTGTCGGAAGCCGCCCTGGAAGACATTCACATCCAGGTCGAGACGATGAAGAACAACCGTGGTCTGAACATCGCCTACCGGCCCATGTCGCTGCACGTGTCGCCGTATGACGAGTTCACCGCGAACCGCATCCTCAAGTCGGTTCTCCAGTCCAACACGGCGAACAACAACATCAACGTACTGAATGCGATGGGTGCCTATCCGAAGGGCATTCTCGTGAATCACTACTTCACGGCGCCGCATTCGTGGTTCGTGCGCACCAACGTTCCGACTGGCATGCAAATGTTCTGGCGCGAGCGTCCGACGTTCGAGCAGGACAACGACTTTGACACCAAGAACGCCAAGGCGCGCAGCTACATGCGTCTGAGTTTCGGGTGTTCGGATCCGCGCGGCATCTTTGCCTCGTCGGGGCCGTAAGACAGCGACAACTTGATAGGGGGCTTCGGCCCCCTGTCTCTAGAAGCGGCCTCACGATAGGCCGTACTCGCAGCAGCAGTACGCTTCGGAGATTCAAATGCCCTATCAGTCCCCCACTCGGTACCCCACCGGGCTCACGCTGTACCCGTACCGCGACGTTCTGTCGCAGTTCCCTTCGGTCAACACGCCGAATCAGTTCGCTATCAACAATGGCGACCTGACACCGTACCTGTCCACCGAGTGGACGACCACCCAGACCAACGGCACGGCAGCGGCCTATGCCTGGAATTCAGGTGTGGTCAAGCTCTCCACGACTGGCACGACCAACGCGGACGCGATCTACCTGACTGGCACAATGCAGAATCTGCAGTTCCGTGCCAATAACAGGCTGTGGTTCGCGGTTGACGTTGCGATTCCTTCTACCAGCCAATCTGACATCACGTTCCGGGCTGGTTTGACCGATACCGTCAATCCGGCATCCGCTGCGAATGGCGTGCTGTTTCGCAAGCCGTCCGGTGGTACTGCGGTTCACCTTGACATCATCAAAGGCAGCACGACCACTTCCATCCTGAACATCGCAGACATCGCCAAGCCGTCAGGCATCTATGGGTCGTCCAGTTCGACTGGCACGATGACAGCCAACGCGACTGGAACGACGCTGACCGCGCTGACGATTGCCACGACTGGTGCTGGCTACCAAAAAGATCCGCTGGTGGTTATCAACGGTACTGGTGGTTCGGGCGCCACTGGTCGTGTCGAGATTGGCACTGGCTTTACGGGGCAGAACAACGCTGGTCTGTACAACGCCGTTGTGACCTCGGCTGGCTCTGGCTATACCGCCGGCACGTTCACTGCTGAAATCGACCACTTCATTCGCTTCTCGCTCTGGTACGACGCGCGGGGTGTGCTGTGGGTCGGCGTTGGCAATCAGACCCTTGCTTCGTTTGGTCGAGGCGGCGTGAACACGGTGGTGACTGGTAGCACGATTGATGCATCGACTGTTCAGCCTGGTTCCTTCACGACGGCCACGCAGATCAGCACCGGTTTCACCTTCAACCCGGTGGCTGGCGATTTCATGAACGTGGCGCCGCTAGTGACGATGTATCCGGCGATTGGCTTCCTGAATTCGACGGCCAATGCGCGGATCGCCTACATGGATCAATTCCTCTACGCAGGTGAATACTGATGATCCGCGTTCGAGCGCTGAATGACGGCGCTAAGAACGCCGCAATCGAAGTCGTTGTCCGAGGCGACCCTGCGAAGGGCGCCAAGGGCGGCGTGGATATCGATTGGTCGGTTGTCGTTGACATCGCTAAGTTGAACCACTCGCCAAAGCGCATTCGGATCGATGAGGTTCATTACGCGCTGTCGGACAAGGTTGAGGCGCAAGTTGCGTGGCATCACCCTGGCGATGAGCGACACGAGTTGTTTCCTCTTGGCGGTCGAGGTCGACTGGCGTTCCCCGAGTATCAGCCCAGCGCCCCGGAGGGCGATCACACAGGCAGCATCGAAATTCGCACGGTCGGCCTGCAGCCGGGCCAGTTGGTCTACCTGCTGTTTGACCTGACCAAGCAATGAGGTAACCATCATGGAAACCGTCAAAGTCGTTTGCGGCCAACAGGCGCAATACTTCACGTTTGCTTCCCCTCCGAATGCGCCGCCTGTTTTGTCGACGACGGCGACGGCCTTCAGCGCTCCGATGCCCAAGGACGGTATCTACGCCACTTATCAGGGCACTGTGACGGGCACGGGCGCGCAGTCGGCGACGATCATCGTTCAGGCGACCAACGATCCATATAGCGCTGGGCAGGACGATATTGTCAATCGGAAGTGGCAGAACATCCAGATCAATACGACCAACGCCTCGACGGCGGTTACGTCTCCCGATGGCTCTTTTCGACCGGATCAGACGGGCAATCAGGTCTATGCGACTGGTGTTCCAAACGGCACGACGTTCACCTACGTATCGGCCAGTAGCGGCACGCTGTCGGCCAATGCGACTGCGACTCAGACACGGGTGGCAGCGCGATTCCAGGCGAACAAATGGGTGACTCTGGCGACTATCTCCCTGAGCGGAACGGCTGAAGCCTCGGACGGCTTTGCGACGGTTAGTGCCTGGAAATGGGTTCGCGCAAATGTCTCAGCCATCACCGGAACCAATGCGACGGTTCAGGTCATCCAGGGGAACTAAATGTCAGTCACTATCAATTTCCCGGCCGCTGGTGGTGGTGGTGGCAGCGGTAGCGGCAGCGTCGCGACTGACTCTATCTGGCAAGCGGCCGGTGATTTGGCAGTTGGTACAGGGCCTTCTGCTGCATCGCGCCTGCCCCTTGGCACTGCGCTGCAGGTTCTCCAAGTCAACGCTGGCGCGACCGGTCTTCAATACGCGACCCTCGGTGGTGGCGGTAACGCGCTGACCAGCAATCCTCTGAGCCAGTTTGCAGCAACTACGTCACTGCAGCTTGCTGGCGTGATGACGGATGAAACCGGGACGGGCTCCCTGGTATTTGCAACGTCGCCGACTCTGGTTACCCCGATCCTCGGCACGCCTACCTCCGGCACTCTGACCAACTGCACGGGCCTTCCAGTGAGTGGGCTGAGCGGACTTGGCGCGGGCGTTGGAACGTTCCTGGCTACCCCGACCAGCGCCAATCTCGCCGCAGCTCTGACGGACGAGACGGGGACGGGTGCGGTGGTGTTTGCCAACACGCCGACGCTAGTTTCGCCAGTTCTCGGTACCCCGACGAGCGGAACCTTGACGAACTGCACCGGATTGCCGGTTGGCGGCATCAGCGGCCTGGCTACTGGAATGAGCACGTTCCTCGCGACGCCTAGCAGTGCCAATCTGGCCGCTGCTGTTACCGACGAAACCGGGACTGGATCTTTGGTTTTTGGCACCTCGCCGACGATCAGTGCCCCGACCTTGAGCGGCATCGTCACGACGAGCGGATCGAACATCACGACGGCCAATGCGATGGCTGCGCTGGCTATCGACGTGACGGCTGGTCTGAACACCAAGACGATTGCCGCTGACTCCACGTTTACCTTCAGCGGGACTCCTGCGACGGCTAATACGTGGTTCTCGATGAGCGTCACGAACAGTGACACGAACCCGCATACGCTGACGTTCCCGAGTTCATTCTCGGTGGTCACACAGTCCAATCGTACGACGTGTGTCATTCCTGCTGGCGGTCAACTGTGGATGACGTGGCGCTGGGATGGATCGACTTACCGCGTGTTTGGCGATGGGCCTGGTCTGAACAATACTAGCGCTTCGACCAACCCAACTACGACCAATGACGTTACGCAAGGCTATGTCGTTGGTTCTCTGTGGTTCAACACCACGGCCAATACTGCGTTTTGGTGTGAGTCCAATACGGCCAGCGCTGCGGTCTGGAACTCGTTCAGTGGCGGCGGCGGAAACGTCTCCAACACTGGCACGCCTACCACAGGTCAAGCTGCCGAATGGACGAACTCGACGACCATTCAAGGCGTGTCTGTCACGGGAACAGGAAATTACGTCAAGGCTACCAGCCCGACGCTGGTTACTCCTGTGCTCGGCACGCCTACCAGCGGTACCCTCACCAATTGCACCGGATTGCCGCTGTCGTCCGGTGTGACTGGCAATCTGCCGGTTGGAAACCTGAATGGTGGCGCGAGTGCCTCTGCTCTGACGTTCTGGCGTGGCGATGGTACGTGGGCAACGCCCGCCGGCGGTGGCACGGTCAGCAACTCCGGCAACCTGACGAACAACAGCATCGTGCTCGGTACGGGCACGACGGGTGTCCAGGTCGTTGCCGGTATCACCACTGACGGGACGTCCAAGATCACGCTGGGTGTTGCCGGCACGTCTGTTGGCGCTCTGGCGCTGAACAATGCCACAAGCGGAAGCATCACTATCAATCCTGCGACTGGCGCATTGGGTGCCAGCGTATGGACGGTTCCGGCCGTAACGGATACGTTCGTTGGTTTGGCTGCGACACAGGCGCTGACCAATAAGACCCTGAACGGCAACACGTTTACATCTGGAACCTACACGCTCACTGGTGGTGCGGGCAAGACGCTCACGTTCAACAATACGATGACGTTGTCAGCCACCGATGGAAACACGTACACGTTCCCAACGTCAAGTGACACCATTGTTGGCCGAACGATCACACAGACTCTGACGAACAAGACTCTCACGAGTCCTGTTCTGACGACGCCTGATATCGGGACGCCGAGCGCTGGCACGCTTACGAACTGCACAGGGCTGCCGGCCTCGACGGGTATTTCCGGGCTTGGCACTGGTGTTGCGACGATGCTGGGGACGTTCTCCAGCGCCAATATTGCATCGGCCTGCACGGACGAAACCGGTACCGGTTCGCTCGTCTTCTCGGCATCTCCGGCACTGACGGGTACGCCGACAGTCGGCGGGACCGCAGTCGCGGTGGTTAACACCATCAGCACGCAGAGCCTGGCGTATACGTTCGTCCTCGCGGATGGCAATACGACCATCATGCATCCGAGCGCCGATACGACGGCGCGGACGTGGACGATTCCAGCCAATGCCAGCGTGGCCTACGCGGTTGGCACGATCCTGCACATCAAGAACCAGCTTTCCGCCGGAACGCTGACCATCGCAATCACGACCGACACACTCACGTGGGCACGCGCGGCCGGTGGTACTGGTTCTCGCACTCTAGCGGCCGGCGGTGAGGCATCGATCATGAAGGTTGACTCTACGCACTGGGAAATCGTCGGAACGCCGGAGTTGTCCTAAATGTCGAACGCACTGCTACTGCGGCGTCGCGCAATCATTGCTGGTGCAGCAGCAGCTAATCCGCCTGTTGTCACGCTGGTCTATGCCGGGCAATCGGTGGGCGGAGCGTACACAACTGAGTCCGGCTCTGCCACGTTCAGTTTGGCTGGTGGCGAAACAGTCGTTGTCTACTTCACTGGCTTGGCTAACGCGGCGCTTGCCGATCCAACGATTAGCGGCATCACCCTGACCAAGCAGACAGCAGCATTCAACGCATGGACTTCCAGCGGTAACGCCTACGGGGGGTGGTACACGGCGGCCAATGCATCGAGCGGATCGCACACCGTCACACCACCGACTATCGCAGGCGGTCAAGACGGTCTGATTCGCGTGATCAAGATCACCAACATGACTACCACGCTGAACGTGCGGACTGCCGGCAAGACAGCTCAGACCAGCTCCAGCCAAACCATCAGCGTGACGACTTCTGGCAACGTCAGTGTTGGAGACGTGATGCTTGGTGGCCGACAGCATGAAAACACGGTCGGATCTACCAGCACCATCACGCAACCCAGCGGCTGGACGAGCCTGATTCAGTACCTCAATGGCTCGGTGAACTTGCCGACCGACGTTTCGTACAAGATTTCCACTTCGGGCGGATCGCCTGTGACTGGTACTTGGACGAGTAGCGACACGGCCATCCACGATACCGAGGCCGCAATATTGGTGTTGTCTCCGACATGATGAACCTGAACGTCCTTGCTGCAGCGTCCATGCTGCCGTTCGTTCGGGCGCCAGCACCAAATGCTGGTGGAGGCGCTGGTGCGCCGGTCATCCTCTACACTGATTTTGTCGCAGGCCCGACGAGCGGCGGTGATGGCGGAAACGGTGCGTTTCTGTCGATCTACGGTTTCAACTTTGGGTCATATTCCGCGTGGGGCGTCAGTAATTTCGTCACCATTGGCGGTGTTCAGGTGGCTAACTATCGCTGTCTCGTGCCGGCCGTTGGTTCCGGGACGGCAACCATCGGGCGCGGGGTCTATGAAACCTGGGGCGTCATGTGCCTAACCGTGCAGGTTGGCCCGCTGACGGGACTGAATAACGGAACGTCGTATCCCATCGACATGACGGTCAACGGTGTTCATCCAGTCAACACTACGGATGGCAACGGCAACTATCTTGGGTATGCCGAGAAAATCGACGGTACGCGTCCTCCGCTGACGTTCACGCCTCAGCCCGGACTGATTCAGTTCATTGACAGTATCAACGGCAGCGACTCCAACAACGGATTGACGCCTGCTGCACCAAAGAAGACAGCGCAAGGATCTACCGGATTCACAGGCGTTTTCTTCTGCGCAACTGCTGCCGGCGCGACTAATGGCATGAAGCCTGGGACGCACGTCTATGACATGACCAACGGAACGACCAATGCGGCTGGTCTGAGCGGCTCTTATGTTGGTCTGTTTCGCATCAGCGGTACTCTTGCCAATGGTGGTACGAATCGCGGCCCGATCTGCTACACGCGGTATCCGGGTGCGGTGGGTGCAAACTCGCCTGCTAACGTGACGATTCAAGGGGTCATCGACGGCAGCGGAAATGGCGGTGGTGGTTTCTTCGGAAACGACCAGGCGCGAGCTGGCGAGACAAACCCCTATGACGGTCTCACCGGATGGGGTCGGTCGATCCACATTTCGAATGTGAAGATCATCTCGTCAGCCAATGGTGCACGAGATGGTTGCCCGGTCAATCTAGCCTCCAGCGCTGACGACTGGCGAGTCACGAACTGCGATCTGTCGTGGCCGTGGGTCAGCAGCGCTTCGAACATTACCAATGCTGCCGGCATCGCCGGCAATGGCACCGGCGTAACTCTACAGGGCAACTACATCCACGATATCCAAGGCGTTCTGGCTGACAATCAGAACCATGGAATCTATATCGACGGCTCGCGTGTTTGTGCGAATGACGTGACGGTGTTCATGACGAACATTTACCGGATCACGGCGGGCAATGGAATTCAGACGTTCAACACACAGGCTAGTGGGTCGATTCAAAATATCTCGGTACTCTGCTGCTGGGTGGAGTTGGTGAACAAGCATGGCCTGAATGTCGCCGACAACACTGCCACGAGGTATGACCGTAACTGCATCGTGATTGACGCGGGTGAGGCGGGGCACAACATATCCACTGGCGCAGTGACTACTGCAGCCGGCGTCAAGCTTGCAAACAACGTCTATTACGGATGGGCACGCGTCCTCAATACGCGTCCTGCCTGGTGGAACCAAGGCATTGTTGGATCGTCTCCGGCTTCTACGGATACCCGTAACTGCATCTTTATGCAGAAGTCCGGGACGACTGCCGGTTATTCGTTCGTCATCACAAATGGCGGAACGGACACGTTCAATAAAAACGTCTGGTTCGATGCAGCAGGCAATCTGACCACCAAGCCATCCAACGACACCACCGGCGCATATCACGACCCGCAGTTGACCAACGTGACGGGGCACGATTTCACGCCCGCGCTCGGATCTTTCTCAATCGATTTCGGAACCACAACGCTCGTTGCTAGGCCCATCGATTTCTTTGCCCACCGAGTCAGCGGCACGAACGACGCTGGAGCCATCGAGCGCGGCGCTACGTTCTAGGAGACTGACACCATGATGTTGTCCAACATCGCGTCAGTGTCAAACAGGCTGGTGGGAAATTGCTCTCCAGCTCAGCCGCCATTCACACCCGTCATTCTGGCAACGCCAGTGATCGGTGTGCCCCTGTCCTATTCGACGCCGGGCTATACAGGATCAATCGTCGGGCAGCAGTGGTACCGAAATAAAGGGGCGGGGCCTGTGTTGGTGACCGGCGCCACGGGAGCCGCCTATACACCGTCTCTAACC